GGTCGCCGTGGGCAAGCAGGAAGGCATGTCCGGAGATCTGCGCCAGAAGATCCTGACGGCCATGGGCGTCAAGGGGGCCTGATGTCATCTGAATTGCTCCTCCCCTATCAGGGAGTCTGGGTCTCGGACCGCGCCCGGGTCAAGGTCTGGGAAAAATCCAGACGCATCGGCGCTTCCTACGGGGAAGCGTTTGATTCCGTGATGGAGGCCGCGTTGACCCGCGAGGACGGCGGACAGTCCACCTATTACCTTTCCTACAACAAGGAAATGACCCAGCAGTTCATCAAGGACTGCGCTTTCTGGGCCAAGACTCTGAACCAAGCTGCCGGCGAAATGGAAGAGGTGGTGCTCAAGGATGAAGACAAGGACATCACCGTCTACCGGATCCGCTTCGCTTCCGGGTTCGACATCTGGGGGCTGCCTTCTGAAGCGCGGTCTTTGCGATCAAAACAGGGCCGGGTCATCATAGACGAAGCCGCGTTTGTCGACGATCTGCCCGAGCTGCTTAAAGCCGCGAACGCCCTTTTGATGTGGGGCGGCAGCGTGCGCATCATCTCTACCCATAACGGCGACGACAACCCCTTCAACGAACTGATCCAGGATATCCGGGCCGGGAAGAAAGCCTACAGCCTGCACCGAACCACGCTGGACGAAGCCCTGGGCGACGGCTTGTACCGCCGCATTTGTCAGGTCACGGGGAAAGAATGGACGCCAGAACTTGAAACTCAGTGGCGAGGTGCGCTCATAGCGGACTATGGCGACGGGGCGGACGAAGAGCTGTTCTGCATCCCGGCCAGCGGTACCGGCGCGTACCTGACCCGCAACATGATCGAATCCGTGATGGACCCAGCCATCCCCGTCATCCGGTGGGAACCGCCCGCGAAAGATTTTGTGGACTGGCCCCTGGACCGCGCCATGCGCGAGACGCGGGACTGGTGCGAAGAGCACCTGGGCCCGCTCTCGGCTGCTGCCGATCCAGGTTTGCGCAGCTACCTGGGCCAGGACTTTGGGCGCTCTGGAGACTTGTCGGTGCTGCATCCCGCCCAGGAAGCCGCAAACCTGGACCTCAAGACTTTGTTCGTGCTGGAGCTGCGCAACTGCCCATTCAGGACCCAGCGCCAGATCCTCTTTTACATCCTGGATCGCCTGCCTCGCTTCAGTCGGGCGGCTTTGGATGCGCGTGGCAATGGTCAGGCCCTGGCCGAAGAAACGCGCCAGGCCTATGGCGCGAGTCGTGTCGAGGAAGTGATGCTGTCCGAAACATGGTATCGGGAAAACATGCCAAAGCTCAAAGCCCAGTTTGAAGATCGCACCTGGAACATGCCCAAGGACAGCCTGATTCTTGACGATTACCGAGCGCTCAAAGTCGTGCGAGGCGTGGCCCGCGTGCCCGAAGCGCGGACCCAGGACAAAGGCGGCAAGCGCCACGGTGACGCCGCCATTGCCGGGGCGATGTTGGTCCATGCCGTAAAACTCGACGGCGGCCCGGTTGAATACGCCTATCAGCCCGTACGGCGGGAGAACACAATGAGAACGAGGGGGAGCCTGTTATGATCCTGGATCAGTACGGTAAGCCGGTTCGCAAGAACATGCTGGACAAGGAAATCGCGGCCCCTGGTTTGACCGGGGTCCGTTCGCTTTGGAACTTCGCCCAAGTGGCATCTGGCCTCACACCTGGTCGGCTGGCCTGCCTTCTCAGAGACGCCGCCGAAGGTGACCATACCGCGTATCTGACTTTGGCGGAAGAGATGGAAGAGCGGGACGGACATTATGCATCTGTGCTCGGCACCAGAAAGCGCGCGGTGTCAGGTCTGCCGGTGGTGGTCGAGGCGGCCACGGATGACCCCAATGACATAAAGCTTGCGGATGAGATCCGCGCACTGTTTGGGCGTGGCACAAAAAGCATGATGGAAAATTGTCTTGATGCCCTCGGCAAAGGCTTCGCCGTGGTGGAAATTATCTGGGACAGATCGTCCACCCCTTGGAAACCGGCCCGTTATGCATGGCGAGATCCGCGCTTTTTTCAGTTTGACCAGGAGTCACGGACTGAAATCCGGCTGCGTGATGAAGCGGACATGATGAACGGCATCGCCCTGGAGCCGTACAAGTTCATCAGGCATGTGCCCCAACTGAAAAGCGGCATCCCGATCCGGGGAGGATTGGCCCGCGTCGTGGCGTGGAGCTGGATGTTCAAAAGCTTCGGCGTCAAAGACTGGATGGCTTTTGCCGAGGTCTTCGGCATGCCTTTGCGCCTCGGCAAGTACAGGTCCGGTGAGCCGCAAGCGAACATAGACATCCTGAAGGCGGCCGTGGCCAACCTGGGCATCGACGCGGCCGCAGTGATCCCCGAAGGGATGGAGATTGAATTCCAGGAGCTGGCCAATAGCACTGGCGGCGCGGATCTGTTCGAGCGGATGGCGAACTGGATGGATTCCCAGGTGTCAAAGGCCGTGCTCGGTCAGACCATGACAGCGGATAATGGGTCGAGCAGATCTCAGGCCGAAGTGCACAACGAGGTGCGCAAGGATCTGCGGGATGCGGACGCGGACCAATTGGCCGAGTCCTTGGAACGTGACCTGGTCATCCCGTACATCGTGCTGAACCATGGCCCGCAGAAGGCTTACCCCAAGGTCTGCTTGCGTGAACCGGAGTCGGCGGACGTGACGGTATTGAGCGAGGCCCTGGGTATCCTGGTGCCTCTTGGCTTGCGTGTGGAGGCTTCCGAGGTGAGGGATAAGCTGGGTTTTTCGGACCCGGCCAAGGATGCGGAATGTCTGCAGCCACAGTCGGCTGCGCCCCTGCTTGCCCCTGCGCTGAACCGTGCGAAGGCCCGCGCGCAATTTACACCGGATCAACAGGCCCTGGAAGACCTGGTGGCTGGAATCGTACCCGAGGGCGCAGCCGCTTTGGATCTTGAGGGCCAGGAAATTGACGAGCTGATTCGGCAAGCCAGATCATTCGAGGAGCTGCGTGTCATGCTTGCCGAATACATGGATCGTGACCCTGATGCCCTGCAGGACAGCGTGCACCGCTCCATGGTGGCCGCCGACCTGTGGGGACAAAGCCAAGCCGGGAGCGAGGATGAAGCGTAAGCTACGAGCTGCAAACGCATACGCCGACATCGACGCTCCCCTGCGTCCGCTGCCCATGGCCGAGGCCCTGGAGTTCTGGCGGAGCAAGGTCCAGCTGTCCCCCAGGCAGTTCTATAAGCTGGCCGAGCAATATCGCGTTCGGGCCTTCACGGTCTCGCGTTTGGCGAGGGCAGATATGCTCGGAGAGATCTTCCAGTCCATCGAGAAGGCGCTTGATGAGGGCGTGAGCTTCGGGGCCTGGAAGAAGTCTCTCGCGCCCATATGGGCAGAGAACGGGTGGACCGGAAAGGCAGCCTGGCGTGTGGACAATATCTTCCGCACGAACATCCAGACAGCCTACAATGTGGGCCGTTACAAACAGATGCAGTCCGTGGCCAAGGCCAGGCCCTACTGGCAGTACAGCGCGGTCAACGATTCCCGCACCAGGCCCACGCACCGGGCCCTGCACGGCCGCGTCTACCGCCACGACAGCCCCTTCTGGGACACCTTCTATCCGCCGAACGGGTTCAGGTGCCGCTGCAAGGTCAAGACCCTGTCAGAACGCCAGGTGAAGGAGCGGGGTTTAACGGTACACGAGGGCAACGGCCTCGGCGAATTGATCGAGCCGGTCGGGCCGAACGGACCTATGCCGGCGCGCCCACTCATGCCGGACAGAGGTTTCGAAGGAAACCCGGGCAAGGAGGCCTGGACGCCTGATCTGTCCAGGTATCCGGATGTGCTGCGGGAGAAGCTGGAGAAATCTCTACCGCCCGTTCCAGCTAAGCAGGACGTGCTCGCGGCGACTGCTCCCACCACGCTGAAGGTGCCAGAATTCAAGAGCGTCAAAGAGGCGGAATCGTGGGCAGTCAAGAATGACCTGGTCGACTACGCCGACTTTACCGGGGCGAAGGTCGAGGTCGTGTCTGAGTGGCTGCAGAGCCTAGCGGACCACATCCGTGAGTTTCCGGCGTTGCGCCAAAATCAGAAATTCGTCGGCACGTGCCAGGCTCAGATCGCCAGATGGAGAAAGCTTGAGATCGACAATATGGCTGCAAAGTTGAAGGCCGCA